ACATCCACTAGCGATAGCTTTAACTAAATCTTTTGGATATCTAATACCACCATCAGCAAGAATGCTAGGTCTATGAGATGGGTTAGGTTTATCTTGTTTAAATAAATCAACTTGAGAAAGTTCCCAATTTCTTACAGCTTTCCAAGCGTAATAATTTCCAGTTAAACTTGGACATCCAATTCCAGTTTTAACTTGAGTTAAGCACATAGAACCTGGACCAATCAAATGTCTAAATCCATCTGCTTTTAAATTAGCAAGTCTATAAACACTTTCTTTAGTTAAAGTGTTGCCTACAATAACATCTTGAGAGAATCCAGCTGTCTTATACCATCTAAGAAAATCCTCAACATTTTTAGCTAAACCATTAGCTGTATCCAAGAAATAAAGGTTAGTAAATGTATTCGTAGCTCTAATTCTTTCTTCTGCATCTTTTAGTCCAATCGCAGTAATGCAAAAATCACTTGCATCTTTAATAAGTTTAGCTTTAGCTCTTTGATCATCAACAGACATAAACCTATGTAAAACTCCAGCAGCACCAAGTTTATTCATTTTAATACATGACTTAACAGAAGATACCGTATCCATTGGAGAAAGGACAATTGGAATTTTTATATTGCAATTTCTTGAAATTTTAGTAGTAGTATCAACTTCTTTTCTAGAGGTAATGTCTGAAAAATTTGGAAGTAACGAAATATCATCGTAACTTAAGGCTTCTTTAAATTCTTGTTTTTGCATTTATTTATATTAAACTATTCTTTATAAACAATCAAGAAAATAATTGACTTAAAAATAAAAAACATTTAATATATAACCTTATGGTTCAAACAATTATATGTATAGCGATAGGAATTGGAATAGCCATAAAATGGCATTTTTTTCAAAATGAATAATAGAATATCATTTATTGAAGCTGCGATTGAAACCGCTAAAATTTGGTCAAGCAGATCAGAAGATCCACATAAAAAAGTTGGCGTATGCATCTTAAATAAAGATGGTAGAGTATTATCTGTAGGATATAATGGTTTATTACCTAAGTTTAATATTAATGAAGATTTCTTTAGTGATAGAGATAATAGAAGAAAGTATATGATTCATGCAGAAATTAATGCACTATCCCTAGTCAAAAGAGGAGATCAACCACATTTACTAGCTTCAACTTTATTGCCTTGTTCAAATTGCGCTACTAATATTGTTGCATATGGAGTTAAAAGTGTGGTATACTCAGAAGAATATGAAAAGGACTCTACTGCAAAAGAGATATTTAAATTCTACAATATAGAGTTAATTAAAATATGAAATACGTAATACTATTATCGTTTATAGCTAATTTCGCAGCTGCCCAATCTGGAGCCGTATACGAAACATACAAGACTACAGGTGGCGGAACAAATCAATCTGATGGCACAATTTTTAATAAACCATTCCAGGAATATAATTATGTTAAAACTGCTAGAGGAATAGAGGTATATCAAACATACAAAACTAAGAGCGGAAACGGAACTAATGAATCCAGTGGAACTATATTCTCAAAACCATTTCCAGAATATTATATAGTTAACAATAAAATTTATAGAACATACAAGACTGATTATAAATCTACAAATCAATCTCGTGGTACAATATTTGCCCAACCATTTGAAGCAAAAAATATCGATCCAAGCGTGAATACTAAAGCTTTAAAAGAAAATATACAAACTCAAGTTAGAACTCAGCAAATTCGTACTGGACAAGATTATCCAAAATATGATGGAACTGGAGATATATCTTATGGAGAATAACAAATGATTGGATTAACTGGAGTAGCTCGATCTGGAAAAGATACTTTTTATTCTATCTTGAAAAGATATCTAGAAGAAAAGGGAATCAAATCCCAAAGGCTAGCTTTTGCTGATGCATTAAAAAATGAACTGTACGACTTTACTAAAGATAAATTTAAAATAGACTTATTAAATTGCAGTCCAGAAAACAAAGAAATAGTAAGACCACTTATGGTTGCTTATGGAAAATGCAGAAGAATACAAACAGAAGGAAAATACTGGACTTCTACTATTCAACCAGAAGTAAACAAACTAATTGCTAAGAATATTGTTCCAATCGTCACAGACGTAAGATATATAGAATATAAAGATGATGAATACTCTTGGATAAAATCGCATAATGGTATTTTAATACATATTTCAAGAAAACTAGATGATGGTTCTTTGGTTCCTCCAGCGAACATAGAAGAAAAATCTAATGATAATAAACTTAAAGCGGTATCTGATATAAGTATCGCTTGGGAAACTTGCCAAGACGTTAATTTTTTACATGAATTAATGCAAAAGCAATTAAAAAATGTTTACGAAAAATACTTACAAAATAAAAAATAATATGAACGAACAAATAGACGACATTACTTTAGTAAAGAATATAAAAGAAAAGAATGACGAAGAAGCATTAAAAGCTTTAATTCAAAAACACTCTGCTCTTTGTAATTCTTTATATAAAAAATACTCAACTCCAATGGTTGCATCTGGAGTCCATCTTCAAGATGTAATAGATCAAAAAGATTATATGGTCTATAAATCAGCTTTAAGTTTTGATGAAAATAAAAACTCTAAATTCTCAACTTGGTTGTATAATCAAGTAAGATATCAATGCCTTAACTGCATGAATGAAAATAGTCACTATCTAACTCTGGAAACCGATAAACTAAATTATTTGATAGAAAAGAATACTCCAGTTAAAAAAGAGTATAAAAACATTAATGAATATATTATGAATATTATTGATTCTTGCTCAGACGAAAGAATACAAAAGATATTCAAAATGAGATATTTAAATGATTCTAATAAAAAAATGCCTTGGAATAAAATAGCTAAAAAATTAAAGATAAGCACTCAAACCGCTATCAATATACATAATAAAGCTATTAAACTATTAAAAACTAAAGTTGAGAGTAAAAATTCTTTTGACAAAATATAAAAAAGGAGATACAATATAAAAATGAATAATACAAATCAAAACACAAATACAAACAAGAATCAAAATGAGCTAGGCGCACTTTGGAAAAAGAAAAGCAAAGCAGGAATGTCATTCCTGTCTGGTTATATCAATGACCATGATGGTCAAAGAATTGATGTTGTAGTTTTTGCTAATAGCAAAAAGACAAACGAAAAGGCTCCAGATTACAGACTATATGTATCCAAGCCTTTGGACAATCAAAACAAGACCACCGCTTCTGCACCAGTGGCTAAAGCTCTTCCAGTTAAGAACGCTCAACCAGTTATCGAAGAGGATGAAGATGACATCCTATGAGTTTAGCGTTTAACTTACCAATAAACTCAGTAAGTTTTGGTCAGATATCTACATTAATTCTTAGAGAATTATATAACTCAAAGGTTAATGTAGGTATTTTACCTATTGGTAATGTTGATCTATCTACCCAATCGGATTTAACTCAAGAATTTGGAAATTGGCTACAGCAGTCAATTAATTCATCCCTAGAAACATTTAATCGAAAAAATAAAATATTTAAACTATGGCATCTTAATGGATCATTTGAAAGCTATTCCAACGAACAAATTTTACTTAGCTTTTATGAACTTGATCAACCTACAAAAGTAGAGTTAAATACTGTAAAAAATAACCATAAAGTACTATTTTCTTCAAAAGAAACAGTAGAAATATTTAAGAATCTTGGGTGCAATAACGTAGAATATATTCCATTAGCATTTGATAAGTATAATTTTAATAGAATAGATAAGTCTTATTTTGTTGACGATAGAATTGTTTTCAACTTGGTTGGTAAATTAGAAAAAAGAAAACATCATTTAAAGCTAATTAAACTTTGGGCTCAAAAATTTGGCAATAATAAAAAATATGCATTACAATGTTGCATATTTAATCCATTCATGAAGCCAGAAGATCAAAATAATCTTATTTCTCAAGCGTTAGAAGGTAAAACTTATTTCAATATTAATTTTCTTCCATTCATGGGACAAAATAAAATCTATAACGATTTTTTAAATAGTGCAAATATCGTATTGGGCATGAGTGGAGCAGAAGGATGGGGATTACCAGAATTTCATTCTGTAGCGATGGGAAAGCATGCGGTAATAATGAATGCTCATGCATATAAATCTTGGGCTAATAAAGATAACAGCGTTTTGGTAGAGCCTAGTTCTAAAATTGAAGCATATGATGGAATGTTCTTTAACAAAGGAGCTCCATATAATCAAGGTAATATCTATGACTTTAATGAAGAAGAATTTATTAATGGTTGTGAATTAGCAATCAAAAGGGTAGAAAACGATAAAGTAAATAAAGAAGGACTGAAACTTCAACAAGAATTTACTTCTGAAAAATTTATTGAAAATGTATTAAGTCATTTAAAATAATGCCACTATATACATACATTAACCCTAAAACAAAACAAACAATAGACGTTGTTCAATCAGTACATGACGAACATACTTATATAGATAAAAATGGATTACAATGGAATCGAGTTTTTACTGCTCCAGAAGTTAATACTCATGGAACATTAAAAGCGGAAACTTCAGAAAAACAATTTTCAGAATTTACAAAAAATCGTAAAGGTACACTTGGAGATCTTTGGGACCAAAGCGCAGAGCTTTCAGAGAAGAGAAAAAAAGTTTATGGTGGACAAGATCCAGTAAAAAAGAAGTATAAAACCGACTGGAGCAAAAAAAGAAAAGGTCGCGTACACCCTAAAGACGACTAAAAGCAAATTGTTTATAACTTATTAAAATTTTCTTTCTTTAATTTAAAAAAAGATGTAATATAGTTTTTGTACTAGTTACATTATGAATAAGAATACAAACGTTAAAAAAAGAAATGGCTCTACTGAAAAGTTTAATATAGAAAAAATAAACAAAGTAATCAACTGGGCAATTGATGGTTATAGCGGGGTTAGTTTAACAGATATTGAAATTAATGCTAAAATTAATATTCACGATGGAATCAACACAAAGGAGATTCATAACCTATTAATTGAAAGTGCAGCAAATTTGATTTCAATTGAAAAACCAAACTATCAATACGTTGCAGCGAGATTATTAAATTATCAACTCAGAAAAGATGTTTGGAAGGGCAAGCATGCTCCTAGACTATCAGAGTTTTTGAATCAAAATATTAAAAACAAAGTTTATGACCCAAGTATTTTAAATGACTACTCGGAGGATGAAATAAATAAAATTGGAGAATTCATTGACCACGATAGAGACTTTATTTTTACTTACGCTGGAATCAAACAGCTTTGCGATAAATATTTAATCAAGAATAGAACCACTGGAGAAATTCATGAAACTCCACAATTTGCTTATATATTAATTGCAGCTTATGCTTTTACAAAATATCCAGTAGAGACAAGACTCTCCTATGTTAGAAAATTTTACGATGCTATTAGTAAACATAAGATTAATCTACCAACACCAGTAATGGCAGGTGTTAGAACATCTAGCAGAAATTATGCTAGTTGTTGCTTAATTGGAGTAGATGATACAAAAGATAGTATTACAGCTAGTGCTACTGCGGTAAGCATGGCTACTGCTAATAGATGTGGAATTGGAATTGATATAAGTAAAATTAGAGCTATTGGATCTTCTATTAAGAATGGAGAGGTTGTACATACTGGTTTAATTCCATTTTTAAAAATCTATGAAAGTAGCGTAAAGGCATGGCAACAAAATGGATTGAGAGGTGGTAGTGCAACTTGCAATATTCAATGGTGGCATTATGAAATCGAAGATATCGTTGTATTGAAAAATAATGCAGGGACAGACGACAACAGGGTTCGCAAACTTGACTACACAGTTGGTATGAGTAAACTATTTTATGATAGAGTATTAAAAGATGAAGATATTACTCTATTTAATAATGCAGAAGTTCCAGAGCTTTATGACGCATGGGGAACAAAAGATTTTGATAAAGTATATAAAGAATGTGAATCTAAAAAATTAAAATTAAAAAAGAAAATGTCTGCTCGTAAGCTATTCTCTCTTATTATTAAAGAAAGAGTTGAAACTGGTAGAATCTATATTTTAAACGTAGATCATGCAAATAATCATGGAGCATGGCTAGATAAAGTTACAATGAGTAATCTTTGCACAGAAGTTATTCATCCTACGATTCCATTAAATGATTATCACGATAAAGAAGGCGAAATTGGAATGTGTATTCTTTCAGCAGTAAACATGCTAGAAATAAAAAACTGGCAGGATCTTGAAAAGACTTGCGATCTTATCGTAAGATTTCTAGACGAAATCATTGAGCTTCAAGATTATTTTAATATTGCTGCTGAAAATTTTGCTAAAAAACGCAGAAGCCTTGGAGTTGGAATTACCAACCTTGCAGCTTTTCTTGCTAAAAATGAATTGAAATATAGTTCCGATAAGTCATTATCAGTTGTTGATGAGTGGATGGAGCATTTTCAATATTATTTACTAAAGAGTAGCGTGGAATTAGCTAAAGAAAAGGGCAAATGCGATAAGTTTGATAGAACTAAATATTCAAAAGGTATACTTCCTATTGATACCTATAAAGATAAAGTAGATGAACTAGTCAAAAGAAAATTATCACTTGATTGGGATAAATTAAGAAAAGATATTAAAGAATTTGGATTAAGGCATTCCACATTATCTTCTTGCATGCCTTGTGAGAGCAGTTCTGTCATTCAATGCTCAACAAATGGAGTAGAACCTATTCGTAGTCTTATAACATATAAAACTAGTAAAATGGGCAAACTTCCAGTTATGGTTCCAGGAATTGGAAAGTATGATGAGAATTATGAATTAGCATATGATTTAAAGGATAACTCTGGAGTACTTAAAATTAACGCAGTAATTCAAAAATACATTGACATGGCTATATCAACTAATGTATACTACAACTATAGTCATTATGAAAACAATATTCTTCCAGACGCAAAAGTTATGAAAGAACTGATTTATGCTTATAGTTTAGGTTTAATTAGTTTATATTACAACAACACAGATGACGGAGATAAAGAACAATCGCTCAATCAAAAAGAAAATGGAGATTGTTCTAGTGGAGCGTGTAAACTATAGTCCATGAAAACAGTATTAAATTTTAAAAACATAGACACCACTAAACAACCATTGTTTCTTGGTGAAGATCTTAACCTACAAAGGTATGATCGTTTTAAGTATCCAATATTCTTTGAATTATTTAAAAAGCAAAATGAAAATTTTTGGTGGCCTCACGAAATAGCACTAGGAAAAGATAGAAGTGATTATAAAAATCTAACTGATACAGAAAGATTTGTATTTGATAGTAATTTAAGATTTCAAACACTTGGAGATAGTATGCTTTCTAGGAGCATTCATTCCTTGAAAGATTATGTAAGTAATCCAGAGCTTGAAATTTGCATGAATACTTGGGCACAATTTGAAGGCATCCATAGTTATTCTTATTCTTATCTCTTGAATAATGTATATCCAGATGCAACTAAATTCTTTGATAGTATCATGGAAGATAAAGAAATCACAAGCCGTGCCGAGTTAATTAGAAATAATTTTGATAAAATTCTTGGTGATGATGAAAAGAAAGATCCTAAACAAAAGATTTTTGATGCTATTCTTTCTATTAATGTAATGGAAGGACTTGTGTTTTATGTTTCCTTTGCTTGTTCTTTTTACTTTGGATATAGAGGCAAGATGGAAGGCAACTCTAAGATTATTAAATTTATTCAACGAGATGAAGCTTTGCATTTTGCAGTTAGTCAAAATTTACTTAAAATATTAAGAGATGAAGATAAAGAGGGCTTCACTAGTATATTAAAGAAAAGCGAAGATAAGATTTATGCTTTTTATGAACAAGCCGCTAAAAATGAAAGCGAGTGGTCCAAATATCTATTTAGTAACGGTAGCTTGCTTGGATTAAATGCTGAAGTTTTAGATGGTTATTCTAAATGGTTATGCGACTCTAGATTAAGAAGCCTTGGCTATAAGAAGATATTTAATCAAAAAGACAATCCTATCGGTGGATGGCATGATAGCTATTTAGATAGTAGCAAAGTACAAGTTGCACCTCAAGAAACAGAAATTTCCAGTTACAAAGTTGGAGCAAGAAAAACAGATATATCAGATGATGATTTTGGTGATTTAAAACTATAATTACTTATAATAGTGTAAACTATTAGTGAGCAATTTAAGTGAATCACTAGCAATATGTTCTGAGTTTGCAGATGAGTATGGCATAGATTCCAAAGATAATAATAAAATTATAGTATACATGAAAAGCGAATATATTAATGAATTAAAAAATATGCTTGAAAATAAAAATTATAAATTAAAATCTTTTCAAGTATATGGTGATGAAGCTATAGTATATTTTATTCCTAAAAAAAGAAAATAAGAGCCAGAAATCGGACTCGAACCGATAATCTGCGGTTTACAAAACCGCTGCATCACCATTATGCTATTCTGGCGTATTTTAATTATATTGACTTTCTTATAAAATTTATATAATATATTGTTATGAGACTAGCGTTATCATATATTCTATACTTAATAGGTGATATTATAAGTAGAACTATAATGTTTTGGGGAGATGGATATGGATTTAAAATCTACAACAAAGTAATGCTATGGAGTGTTGATTTAGATACTAAAGGTAAAATTTGGAAATACGTTAAACCCAAAAGGAAAAAGAAAAATGTTAAAAAAAATTCTAGACTTCATTGATGGAGTATTTGAAGAAGAAAAAGAGCAACCAGTATTAGGTACTCTTTATAAGATCAAAGGCGAAGTTTTGCCTTTTAGATATATTAGATTTACTAACGAAGTTTATTCAAATAAGCCAGTATACCACTTCAAGCACCATCAATTAAAAGAATATAAATTTAATAATCTATCTAGAGTAGAAAGAAAAGCTAACAAAGAAGAAGTAAGAATATATAATCTAATAAAAGAACATGTAAATGAAGTTGCAGAAAATAATGATTAATTTTTTGCCTAATAGCACAACGGTAGTGCGCTTCACTGTTAATGAAGATGTTCTAGGTTCGAATCCTAGTTAGGCAGATTGGAACGATGGCTGAGTGGTCTAAAGCAGAAGTTTACTAAACTTCCGATGGGTAATTCCATCCGTGGGTTCGAATCCTACTCGTTCCGATACATTTATTTAAGTTAAAGTACTAATTGTTGACATTAATGTATTTATTCTAGCATTTAATAAAGATAAGTTTAGATTTTCGCCAAGGGAATAAAAAGTAAGCCTTGCGTTAGTATAAGAAAGCGCGCGAAAACTAGCAGCACAATTATCTCTATAATTTAGAGCATATATATACATATTGTTATTTTTTGGAGATAAGACGCCCCTTAACGGAGTTGTTTGGGTAGAATCTTTTCTAAAAATAAATGTTGAACTATTATTTGATGACAACCCAATAAAGCCATTAGCAGAAGAATTCCCCTGATTTGAAGCAGTATTAGATCTAATCCTTGGATACCATTGTGGGGAACTCCAAATTAATCCCTCACCGTCGGCTGGAGCACATGTATCAACAGTACCATAAATACTAGTATTGTTATTTATTGATGTAGATGTAATATAAAACGCTCTATGAATACTATTTACTGGATCAGCATCACAAGCTCTATTAGAATTTAAATATTTATTAGACGCATTTCCTTGTAGGCCTGTTGCTCTATTATAATCAGAAGATATAAAAAAATTATTTGTTGGCGCCGTACCCTTTAGTGGAATTAAAGCTCCATTTAATGTTCTAGCGCCAGCTAAAATACAAGAACTTTTAATAGCATCCCAAATTCCATCAGACTTACATCCTACAACAAAAGCATTGATGGCATTTTTAGTTGCATCTTCTAAAGATTGACCATCCGCAGCTTCAACATTATTAATATATATAGTAGCATCAGGATCATAAGCAAAAAGAGATCTTCTTTTAGTAGTTAATTTTCCAGTTCCACCACTTTTTACTACATTATCACTTATAAGAACTACTGGTTTTCCACCAAAAGTGAAACTCCATCCAGTAACAAAATTTTTCTTACGGTAAATTTTAGCAGAAGTGTTACCAAAAACATCTGATCCTAAAGTTGGAGCATTTCCTAAAAAATTAACTCTGGTTAGGGAGATGCAATAAGAGAACGCCTCAGTCCCAATGCTAGTCACGCTGTTGGGGATTGTGATGCTCGTTAGAGAGTAGCATTCATGGAATGCAAAACTCCCAATGCTAGTTACGCCGTTTGGGATGATTATGCTGAGTAGAAATTCGCATAATAAGAACGCATCGTTCCCAATACTAGTTACGCCACTATCAATATCAACGCTAGTTAATGTTAAAGATCTATTATAACTAGATTGAGTAATAATTGTATCAGTACTAGTAGTTGGCGACCCATCACTATAATAAAATGTCGAAGTAGGCATATATCTTTAATTTACACCCTTATTTGCTAATAAGAAAATGCCAAATATATTTGACAAAATCTCAATGTAAACATATAATATATTAATATGAATAAAATTAAAACACTAGCATTAATAGCACTATTTTCCGCCTCCATAGGCTTGTCTGATACTGGCACGCAAAGTGAATCCTCTCCAGTAGCAGATGGTTTTCTAGCCTTTGGAGATCTTGTGTTGGTTCGCCCAATCTCCAGTGCAGCAACCATTGGTGCATTTGGAATTTTTGCAGTAGTAGCTCCATTTACTGAAATGGCTGGATGCACAGAAGAAACTTACGAAGGTCTTGTAGAAAAACCTGGAAAGTTTAGTTTTGATCGTGATCTTGGCGATTTCAAAAAGTAATATTTGCTAACGAGATTTAGCCAAATATATACTTATATTTGCTAACGCGATATTTCCAAATATAGTCATATTTGCTAACAGAAAAAAGCCAAATATATGAACGAAAAAAGTTCAAATAATGGTGCTGGAAAAGGCGATAAAGCAAGAAATTGTTTCTCTAATAGGTTTAAGGAAAACTTTGATAGTATAAATTGGTCAGACGAAAGAGATAAGTCGTTGATTAAAAAAGAATTAAAAAACCATAATGGTTCATCTACATATATTTACAGATGACAGATCCAAAAAGAGCTTTGGAAAATCGTGCAAGTTCTTCTTACATAGCCGAATACTCTGCTCCAAAAATTGAGCTTGCTGATCTTGGTAAGTTTCAACAAGTTAGACATTTAAATTTAAATAAAAAAATAGAAACTCGTTTAGAAGAAATTAAGA